GACAATATTGATATGGAAGCTGGAACTGAGCGTGAACGCCTACGCGCAAAGGCCAAAGAGCTTGCCGCTAAGACTGGCGTACAAGAAAGTCGGGCTGAGGCTATTGCTGAAGCACAGACTTTAGCTCGTGAGATTGCTAAGAAGAATCCAGTTGACGCTAAGTACTTCTTTGAGTCGTTTAAGTCAAACATCGGAGAGTCCCCTGCTAGCCAAGAATCAGTAGAGGTTCAGTACTCCGCTAGCGATAAAGCTCGCGCTGAAAAGATTAAGTTCCTATACAATCCTCAAAGCCAGGAAGAGTTCTCTCAGATTATGCGTGAGGTCTACCAGCAAACGGGATACAGAATTAGTGACAAAACGATTTACGAATATCAAAGACTCTATGGAAAACTCAAATAACCAATGGCACAAGTTCACCTCAATCCTATTACTAACTGGGTTATTAACCGGATGCAGCGCAACGTGGCACCTAAATCAAGCCGTGAAGAAGGACCCTTCCATCCTGAAACCCACGGTTGTTACGATATGGGACACGATTGTGACACCACCAATCTATCTTACTGATACAGTAGAGGTTCCAACTGCAGGAGATTCTACGGTAATTGACAACGACACTGTACGTGTTGTCATTACAAAGTACCAAGACAAGCTGATCGTAAAGACGCAAGTCAAGGAGGTAGAGGTTCCGGTATCTGTTCAAGCTGAGTGCCCTCCGCAACTTGTTCAGCCTGAGACTAAAGGAGCCAAGATCAAAGATTTCCTACTTTTGTTTCTGGCGGCAGCACTTGCCGTTATGATGTTTCTATATCGTTTCAAGTAATGGCAAAGATAAAAGCACAGACTGCATCCACGTTCAAACCCAAGAGTAAGGTTAACCGCCCCGGCGTTCACGCAAAGACTAAGACTAGTAAATTGAAGACCTCAAAGAACTACGCTAAGTCTTACCGTGGGCAGGGCAAATAACAAGGGCCCGTCTTACGACGAGCCCCTTGATCCAGCTGTAGTTGGCTGGTGCGAGACCAGGCCAACAGCTTGTGATGGTAACTGTGAATATGCTAAGTGCACTAACCGTCGCAGCTCACGCAGGTCGGATCCATCGCTTTAGTGGCGATGTCTCCTCGCAGCACCGACTCAGTTCGCATATAGTACAGCGTCTTCACGCCGCGCTTCCAAGCCTCCATATGGACTTGGTTGATCCACTTAGGAGAAGCTTCAGATGGGAACGCAAGGTTTAGACTAACAGCTTGATCAATGTACTGTTGGCGGAGTCCTGCCTGAATAACAAGGTCAAGCTGGTTGATCTCCTTGAAGGTTTTGTACACTTCCTTGACTGTGTAGTAGCCTACCATCTCGTCAGCCTCCTCTTCCTTCATAAGCTTTCCGTTCTGGAGCACCCAGCCATTCAGCTCATTTATGTTTTGAATAGAGCCGCCATCAGCCAAGATTTGATCCCAAACCTCCTTGGTGTTGATCCCTATTTTCTTCAACAGCTTCTCAAGCGTAGGGTTCTTACGGATGAATGTTCCCTTTGCTGACTGCTCGGTGAAGACGTTAGCTGCCCACGGCTCGATGCCTGCGCTCACGTTTCCGCTGAGCTTGCTGTTAGAAACAGTCGGGGCAATAGCGCGGGTGTGGGTGTTACGCACCCCAAACCCGCGACACCATAACGGTTCGCCATACACGCGAGCCATATCTCGGCTAGCACGATCGCTTTCCATCTTGATGTGGGAGAAGATGCGTCGGGTCTCCAGCTGCGATTGCAGCCCTTCAAACGGAATCCCGCGTTGCTGTAGATAGGTGTGCCATCCAAGTACGCCCAGGCCAAGTGCCCGTCCCTTTTCAGCGGAGCGAACCGAATTTTCGAAGCCCTTCATATTCTTGGCTTTCTGGATAAACTCTTCTAGCACACCATCTAAGAACCACGTAGAGTAGTACACTACGTCGGTGTCTTTCCACTCGTCATACTTTGCTAGGTTGAGCGAGGACAAACAGCAGATAAAGCTGTGTGACTCGTCAGTATGAAGAGTAATCTCTGAACAGATGTTGGTCATAAATACCTTCAGTCCGTTGTGCTTGTAAGCCTCAGGGTTCTGCTTGTTCACGTTGCCGCGGTACATAATGTACGGCTCACCTGTGGCCTTACGCTTTTGTAGGACCTTAGACCAACGCTTGCGCGCATCCTCGTCTCCTTCTTCTAGGCGACGCATAAACTTGTCTGAGATGACAACACACTGGTGCAGGTTAAGGCTCTGGCGGTTGACGTCACCCTTGGGCTCACGGATCTCGATCCACTCCCAGAAGTCATCGTGTTCGATGTTCAGGTTCACTGAAGCAGCACCGCGGCGCACGTTACCCTGTGATGTGGCGAGGATTGTTGAGTCGTAAATCTTACAGAACGGAACCACGCCATCGGTTGTTCCATTGCTGTTGGAGATTGGAGATCCAGCGGGGCGAAGCATATTGATACCAATGCCTACTCCGCCTCCGTGTTTGGCCAGCATCATAAGCTCGAGGTTCTTTGAGCCGATGTCGTGCACACTATCAGCCACGTCAATACCGTAACAGCTAATAGGAAGTCCACGGTCTGTGCCCATATTGGCGAGTACAGGCGTAGCCAGTCCAAGCCAGTTGTTCCAGATGTACTCAAAGAACTTAGGTGCAAGCTCAGGCTTGTATAAGCGACGAGCAGCAGCGTTAGCCACGCGCCAGTAGGCATCTACTGGTTTCTCTCCGGGCATCAAGTATCCCTTTGAGATTGTCTTCACATACTCGTCTGTATTGCCCCACTCTGGGAAGTCTACACCAAGTTCCCACCCCATTGATTCAGCTACATTCTTAGCCATTGTTGATTTTATTTACGATTATACCGTCGATGAATTCATACCTTTCACGGTATGTTTTGTTTGTAGCAATTTCATTGGCTACAACTTGATTACTGTGAACCACGGTAGAGTGGTCCCTGTTTAATCTTTGGCCTGATTTAGCTAGCGTAAAATTCGCATACTTATGTATGAAGTGAACAGCAAGTTGCCTTGCTTCACGAACTTTAGCCACACGACTTCGGCTTCTCATTGCCCAAACAGGGACGCCATATTCGTCCCTGATTGTGGTTACTACGGCTATTACTGTGTTCATTAGTCCCATTTGCTCCCCCTGTAGCCTAGTGTGTGTAAATAAGATTCCATAAGTGCTGCCATTTGAGGCGTTTTGTGTTTTGATATTATTTCTAAATCAATGATAGATTTACCATTATTTTTATGATTGTGCATTCGTCTGTATAAATTTGAAGTTATACCAACATAATGTTCTTCTGGAAGGTAATATACAATCCAGCCATCTTGTTCTCTCTTTTTATTTGCGGATATTTCTCTTCTTTTTTCGTTCCTGCATACTGTACAATATCTTTGGCGACCATTCTTCCTACTAGAGTCTTTATTGAATTTAGTCTCATCTTTCTCCTCATTGCAAAGGCTGCAAACTATTAGTCCCATATCGCCTCGAAATCTTCTCCTTCGTTAGCTTTACTATAATCTGTTGGTCTTATGGCAAAGAAGTCAGTATGCGTTACTCCTCCGGATAAGTGATTAAACCAGTCGAGCTCAGCTGCTTTCTCTTTGTCGTAGTCAAAGATACCTTCATATCCTAACTCCTGCAACTTTTCGTTAGCTCTTTTTTTGATGAATTCCTTGAGGTCATCTGCCTTCAGGTTCTCAAGGTCACCCATCTCAAACATCTTGTCGATGAAGTTCATCTCCATCTCAACAGCTATACGTGCGGCCTCCTCTACTTTCGTACGTACGGCAGTGCGCACTCCAGCGTTCTCATCGCATAGGTGGTTAAACAGAACGCAACCCATCTTGCTATGGAGGCTCTCGTCGCGTACGCTCCACTTCATCTGTTGGCCGATTCCCTTTAGAAGGTTTCGCATCTGGAAGGAATATAGAACAGCAAAGGAAGAGTAGAGCGCTACTCCCTCGGCAAACGCGGAGAACACAGCGATAGAGCGTGCGACATCTTGTCTAGCCTTTGGGCTGATCTTCAGGATGTTGTGGTCGTATCCAGCCTTGGTGTTGACGAGGTTTTCAAAACGAGCAGCTGTAGCAGGCTCGTGAAGAAAAGCCTCGAAGTCCTCAAGGCCAAGCGTCTCGTTTAGGTAGCTGTAAGCTGCGGCGTGGATGGTCTCCTGTGATCCAAACATCATAGCCATCTGCTTGATTTCGTGCTTAGGAAACCACTTGGTCACCATAGTGGTCCAGTAGTCTCCAACAGCTGTCTCTGTCTGGGCAAAGCCAAGCAGGATATTCCCAACTAGGTTACGTTCGGCAGGAGTAAGGTTCTCTTTAAAGTCCTTAACATCTCCTTGCATTGAAATCTCGGTGTGAAGCCAGAAGGCTTGGGCTTGAGGAAGCCATCCGTCGGTGTAGTACTGTGGGTACTGGAATGGTTTGTAAGAAACTCTTTCGTCAAATAGTCCCATAATTATTGCTTTTTAATTGGTTATCTTTTTCCCATAAGGGTTGTAGGTTGGTGTAGTGATTCATAGCTTTTAGATCTTCTACAGTTTCAGCTAGCGACAATGGCTTTATGTGGTCTATTTCCCAAAGCCCATAATTGTCCCAACTCATTCCGTCAGTAAATCTACTTTCAATGTATGATTTAAACTCATTCATTGTACACCCCAATGATTTCGTTAAACTAAAATTCTTTCCTTGCTTGATGAGTCTGCATTGTTTACCAACTGAAATCCGTAGATTAGCAGCTATCCTAAACAATGGATCTCTAGCCCTCCTTTCTTTTATGTAGTTAGACATATATTCTTTTCTTCTCCGCCACCTTTTTGATTCTCTAACTCTTGCTTGCTCTCTAGTATTTAATCGGTACTCCTTAGCTTTTTTTATTTCTAAATCTCTATTTCTTAAATAATGAGATCTCCTCCTAGCAGAGCAGCAAGACCTACACAGTCTGTTTAAACCATCACTTCTTCGTGAGTCTTTTGTAAAGTCTACTAATGGCTTTTCAACCTTGCAATCTCCACAAGTCTTCAATGGTTCATCAAACAGTCCCATATTGGTTGATTTTATATTAGACGAAAAAGGGCCACAGATGTGACCCGAAGTGGAACGCTAAGATACTTATTGACTACAAACCAAGCAAGGCGGTAATGTCCTTTCCTAAGGAAATATTGTAGTATCCTACTACCTTGACAATCACATTTTTATTACGAAAGTGTGTAGTCGTTGGCATTTTTCTGTCGCTCCAAAGTGGCTCGTCTATCTCGTCTAAACGGAAAGACCACACTCCATTTGGGGTTGAGTTGATGTAGATCGGCTTTGTCTTAAACATCGCCGATCTCTTAATCAACGACTCATACTTTGCTTTCTCAATCACGAGGTCATCGTAATGAGAACGCCTACACTTAAGTTCAATGTCAGCGTTGTATATCAGAGAGTAGCAGTCGTACTCTGATGTTCTGTGCTCACTGATCTCAAGGTCCGGAGCTATGTGAAGTTTAACCAGGTTAAACAGGTCGCGTTCCCTAAGTATCATCCTATGTATTTTAGACGCTTAAGATTAATCTTGTCAAGGTTGTAGTCCTCGTGATCCCTAAGGTCATCAAACAAGTTGCTTGCCATCTTCTTAGCTAGCTTCTTGTCCATAGACTCAATAGCCTCAGCCCATTCTTCTTTGGTACGGCATAGCATACCAGTCTCTCCGTGGCGAATTACCTTGCTATATGGTTTTGTGTTGGAAGCAATGACAGCTGTTTTAGTCCAGGCTGCCTCGGTAATCTTCAGGTCACTCTTGCACCAATTGAATCTGTTTCCCACAAGTGGGACCAGGCTAACGTCAAAGTTCTTGTACATCTTTCCGTAGTTCCAGATGTCCCGGGGAGGAGACATCTTATCGAACTTAAGAATCTCTTCGTACTCCATCCCTTCTACGCCATAGGTGTAGACATTTGAGAAGTCGTAGCCAATCTCTTTTATGTCATTGATATGACCAAGAGCGCCCACGTACCCAAAGCGGATAGCACTAGAAGAATATTTACGATGGTTTCTCCACTGATCTTCTGTTTCATCGACAGCATTGTTTACGAATTCTATAATGGCTCGCGGATTTACTGCGGCCATCTGCTTAGCTAGATACTTTGATGGTGTCCAGATAACGTCAGCAATACGAATAGTCTTCTTGATGTCTGGCCCGTAGTAAACCTCATACAAAGCTTTGGCTGGGTTCTCTGGGTTCAAGCTCCAGTAGTCGTCGTTATCTAGGATGAGTTTGATGCCGTTAGCCTTAAGCATCTGGCTAAACTTCTGGTGGTTTGTAACAGAAGCCTTTCGTGATATGATAAGGTTTGTAACCGCATCAAGGTTTATGTTTTTCAGCTCCTCAAGGTTTTCGATCCAGTGAAGGTTAACTCCCTGGGCCTGAAGCCTGCGAAGAGGGATGATGAGCCTGTGGTAATTGATACCATTAAGACCATCGATATGTACTAGCGTAATCATCCGTGTTGTTCCTTGTACTCATTCAATGCTGCACGCATCAGATCAAGTTCAATACGGAATGAACGAGAGTACTTATTTGTTATTTCGCTTAGTTGTTTTTCGTCCAGAACTGGGTTGCCCTTTTCGTCGTGTACTGCTTCGTACAGTTCTGCGCTTCCTTCCGAGATCCGTGCTGTTGCTAGGAAGTAAATCCGGCTGAGTTGTTCTAGTGTCATCTTGAATTAAAGTATAATTGTAACAGATTATTTTAGCGAGGTATTGATCTTTTTTGAGAGTCGCATCATATTCGATTCTAAGCTCCACGAAGTATTTAGGAGTATCATCGTGAACGTATCCATTATACCGTAGATAATCTGCAAGAAACTTAATAGCAACAATAGAGTTGTCAAGATCATACCTAGAATTGTAGCGTAGGTGGACAGCAAAGCGATCCATAGTCCACTTATCAAATCCTTCAAGCGCTCTGGAAATACCAGTAAAATACTTTTCTTTTTGCCCGTGGCGGTACGTCCAAAACTTGCCAGCGTAGAGCTGATTAAGAGACGGAGGTTTTGGTATTGATATTTCAATTTCATTAAAATCAATTGTCATTAGTCAAATATACTAAAAAGCGTCATCAATTGACCCTTTTTCGAAATCAAACTTTTCAACAATTGGTTTTAGTATTGAAGTAAATAATGGTTTACTAGTAAACTTGTTGACGAAACCAGTGTTAGTGTGGTTCATTTCAAACAGCACAGGATAGTCTAAACTCGTCGGCTCTCCTCCGGATTCTACCTCTCGAACTTTGCGCACGTGAACCTCAACAGTCCTTCTAATGCTATGATCTGGCGCTTGGATTTTACGGTGGAACGTCAAGAAATTATCGCTCTTATTAACAAACTTTCCGCCACCTTCAGTGTCTTCCGCGTACGGAGCCTGAGGCAAACCATCCTCTCCCTTGCGGCGTTGAGCTTCTGTAATGGCGTGTGTCGACAGCCACAAAGCCATATTGTGGGATTGGGTAAACGTTAGGAATTCAGACGCAGCCTCGTAGTGGTAGTCGTGCGTAGACAACGCTGTACCGGTAGACATCTGGATCTTCAAGCTGTTGTACGGATCGATGAAGTATCCGTCGTAGTTGCCTTGGCGCACAAGCTTCTCAGCAAATACCATCAGGTCTGTGTACGAGTAGATGTTCTTGTTGCTGATAATAGTGAAGTGCTCGTTGACCCACTGGTATGCTTGCTTTAGCTGGCCAGCCTTCATATCCTTTACCTGCATATCGGTAGCAAACTGGATGAGCTTCATCTTCACCGCGGCAGTTCGGTTCTCTGCTGAGTAAATAATCCAACGCCAGTTATGACGTATTGCCGAAGCAGTAATCATATATAGGGCAAACGTAGACTTACCGATGTTTGAGATGCCGTTGATGATGGTGAAGTCTCGCTTGAACAGGAAGTGTTTGTCTAACGCCTCACATCCAGTTGGCAAGCCAAGTATAAGCTTGCCATCGATATAGTCTTGAATCCATCGGTAGTCCTCGTCGTCAGAAGAGATGAACGACATATCTCCGTCGTTGATCATCATCTCTAGCTT